ATATTCGTTTTGCAAGAACTATCAATAGAATACAAAAATGTATGATTGCCGAAATGAATAAAATAGCGATTATTCATTTATTTTTATTAGGATTTGAGGACGAACTTTCCAACTTTACATTAAGTTTAACTAATCCTTCTTCACAAGCCGATTTATTAAAAATTGATATTTGGAAAGAAAAAATATTACTATACAAAGATGCTGTTATGCCAATTGAGGGTATCGCACCTGTATCTGTGTCATGGGCTAAGAAACACGTTTTAGGGTTCTCTGATGAAGAAATTAAACTTGATTTACAACAACAACGTATTGAAAAAGCAGTTGGTACTGAATTAACTAATACAGCAACAATAATAACTCACACAGGTATATTTGACAATATTGATAAATTATACGGTAATAAATCAGGAGGAACACAAAGTGAATTAGCAACATCAACCCCACCATCATCACCAGGAGGTATGGGTGGAGACATGGGAAGTGAAATAGGTGGAGACATGGGAATGCCATCAATGCCACCACCTCCAGGTCCTGAACCAGGTGGTGAACCAGGCATTACACCTGAATCATTTGAAAAGAAAGATAATTTAAAAATATTATTAGAAAGTGATGGTTTTACTGAGGATGATTCTTTTATTGATTTATCCAAAGCAAGAAATTCTTTGGGTGATATTGAAACTCAATTGGACAAACTTCTAAATAGTTGATATTTATATAGAAAACAAATTATGAAATTCGGGATATTAAAAACAAAAATAGAGACATTATTGTCAGAATCATACAGTAAGAAAACATTTAAACAAGAGTTGGTTAACTTTAAGAAAAATGTTTTGGATAATAAAAACATTAGTAAACTTTATTATCTGTATGATGATTTAACAAGTAATAAAGGTTTAAATGAATCAATAGTTGAAACCTATATTAACGAGTCAATCACTAATTACAATAAAGTAGTTAGTAAGATAAATTCAAATGATTTAACAACATTAAAAAATTGGGTAAGTAATATTAAAACCACAAACCAATACCAACACATTGATGATTTGTTTTCGGATAATATATTAACCATTGAGTCAAGAATTAACGGTAAAAAGGTAATATCTGAATCGTTAAAGAAAAAACCCGTAGTACAAAAAGAATTTGCCAAAGTTCCAATTAGTTCTATGGTTTCTATTGCTAACCGAACAATTACTGATTACTTAGAAAATTTAAATGAATCAGATAAAAAAGAATTGTTTAATTTATTATCACAAGATGATGATACTTTAACTGAAAATTTTGAACCGTTAAAGGCATCGGTTATCTCTAAATTAACTTCATTAAAAAGAGAGAATACTGACTATGAAACAGGTAAAAGAATTAATGAAACTATTTATAAAATAGAAACAGAAAAATACGATAAGCTAACGTATTTTAAACTTAAAGGTTTAAACGAAAATCTTTAATAAAATTTATTTTTATATGAAAAGAACGTACTTAAATTTATTAGGTACGTTTTTTTTTTATCAACATTTTCACTTTTTGACTATGGGAGATAATTCACTTATAATTTATTAAAATAAACGATTATAATATGAAAAATAATGAAAAAGGGTAAAACCTCAAAAATACAAGGATTCAACACATCTAAAATTGTTTATGGAACAGTTGATTCTATTAACTTCAAATCACTGTATTTAAATTTACAAACATGGGTTGAACCAATTAATGAACCCGAAAATTGGACAAGAGTTGTTCTAAACTTGAGTAGAGCCGTTAAACATTCCGTTTATGAAACATTAGACAAAGAATTATTTGATGATAGTTTTATTGTTGATTTAGATTTACGTTCAAGTGGTTTAACAATGGGTAAAAAATCATTTATGAATTTAGAAATTAATTTTTTTTTAAATATAGAAGAATTTGATTATAAATCAAAAGAGATTAAAGATAACCTAAAAACCATCGTAACAAGAATTTATGATGAGAATTTTAATAATAACGATTATTTTAACTTTTCATTAACTAAAAGTAAAAAACTAGAAGAAGAGTACCAAACCGAAAGTGTTTAATATTTATTAAATAAACATTTATTATGGATTTAAAAATATTGAACCCAACCGATACCGGTAAAAAGGGAATTCTTATAGAATATGATGCGGGATATATTTCCCCAAAAGATAAACATAATTTAAGTGTGATACAGGAATCTAAAGGATTTTTAGACCATTCCAAACCATTTGAGTTCTATGCGGTATTACAGAAGTATGATACCCCAAATAGAAATGGTAGAATCTATCCTGAACGCATTCTAAAACGTGAATCTGACAATTATAAAAAAATGATAGAAAAAGGGGTGTCTTTATCTGAATTAAACCACCCCGAATCTTCATTGATAGATTTGGATAGAGTATCTCATATGATTACTGAGATATGGTGGGAAGGTAATGTACTTATGGGTAAATTACAACTTCTAACAAGTCCGGGGTTCCATGAACGAGGAATTGTATCAACTAAAGGTGATATGGCAGCAAACTACCTAAGACAAGGTGTTACGCTAGGTATTTCATCAAGAGGTGTCGGCTCACTTAAAAAAGTTGGTGAAAGAAATGAAGTACAAGACGATTTTGAATTAATTTGTTTTGACTTAGTATCATCACCATCAACACCAGGTGCATATCTTTTCTCAAATCCTGATGATAGATTTAAGTATGATGAAAATCTTGAAGAAGAAAAGAAAATAAGGTCTAATACCGAAGTTCCCGATAATAACAACAAATCACTTGACTTAATGAAAAGATTATCCGATTATTTAGGAAATTAATAAAATTAAATTAAATTATGGAACAAGGAGAAAAGTATTTCGTGGCAAAAATTTGTTCTGATTTGTTAGACACAGAATCAGGTAAAGTAAAAAAACTAAGAGAAGAAAAATTAGTTCTTGGTTATTCACCAACCGATGTTGAGGCCAAAGTGTCCAAAGTGTATGAAAATTATACAATGGATTGGAGAATAACTGGTATTGTTGAAAGTAAAATTGATGAGGTGATAGACTAGATTTTTCAACGATAATTATTAAAAGGGGGGATTTTATCCTCCCTTTTTTTGTTTTTACCATTTTACGTAATATTTATAAAAATAAAAAAGTTATTGAGATTCGTCTTAAATAATAACTTTTTTAATAATACATAATATTTATATAGAAAAATAACCAAACAGTAAATGGAAAACAAAAAATCTTTGGTAGAAGAAGCGATAATCCAAATTAAGAATTTGGAAGAAGCTGTAGCCGAAAACGCAAAAGGAATACTTCAGTCAACTATGAAGGAAGAAATCAATCAATTAGTAAAAGAATCTCTAACAGAACAAGAAGAAGATGGTGATGAGATTGAAGACACAGATGTGGATTTAGAAGACATGGAATCAGATGAAGATTTTGAAGACATGGAAGATGATGAAACTGATAATCTTGAAGATGAGGATGACTTTGAGTCAGAATTTGACGATGAAGAAGAACCAGTTATTGATTTAACAGGTGAAGAAGACACAGATGAAGTATTACGTGTATTTCAATTAATGGGTCCTAATGACGAAATCATTGTTCAAAAAGACAACGGAGGTAATATCAATTTGAAAGACAAAAAAAATAACACTGAATACATGATTGTAGGTGAATCAGAAGAAGAATTTGATTTTAAATCTCAAGACGAACTTTATGAGTTTGAAGACGAAGATGAAGACGATGAATTCGAATTTTCTAGCGAAGATGATACAGATGATGACGACGTAAAAAGTATCATTGATAAAGTTTTTTCAACAAACGAAGAAGAAGAAGAAGAAGGCAAGGAAGACCTTGTATTTGAAATAGATATGGAGGATGATGAAGAAGATTTAGAAGAAGGTATTGTTTATGAAATAGAAATGGATGAAGAAGATGAAATAGAAATGGATGATGAAGAAGTTGAAGAATCTTATGACTTGGACTCAGTTATGGAATCTAACTCATTCAAAGCTAAAGGATTAGGTTTGGGTAACCCAAATAAGAAAAAAATCTATTCAGCAAAACCAAACCAAGAAGGTGGTTGGAAAACTGTGAAAAAAACAGCTAACACAACTATGGGAACAGGAAATGCTAAAAAAGGTTTTACTTATAAAGATGGTGAAAACTTAGACGGTGAATTTAAAATTAAACCAAAAACTAAAAAGGTTGAAACTAAAGAAGCTGCTCGTACTTACGGAAATGGTTCTAAATCAGGACGTGGTTTGAGAAAAGGTATCACACCTAACCGAAATCTTAACCTTGAGAACGTTAATAACAACGAAGTAAATATTTTAAGAGAAAAAAATGAAGAATACAGACAAGCGTTAAATGTATTTAGAGATAAATTAACTGAAGTTGCGGTATTCAACTCAAACTTAGCTTACGCTACACGTTTGTTTACTGAACATACAACAACTAAGAATGAAAAAATTAATATTCTAAAAAGATTTGATACTGTAGAAACAATTAAAGAATCTAAAAATTTGTACCACGTTATTAAAGACGAATTATCAAATACTAAAACACAACCAATGAACGAATCAATTGAAAGAACTTTAAATAGTAATCCTTCAACAGGTTCAGCGGCTAACTTAATTGAATCAAAAACTTACGAAAACCCTCAATTCTTGAGAATGAAAGATTTGATGTCAAAATTAAGATAAAAAAATAAACTAAACAAATAAAAACAAAAACTAAAAATGGGAGCATTATTAGAATCAGGTCTTGTAGGTAACATCGGTTTAAAACACCTTAAAGTTATCAAAGAAGATACAATCAACAAATGGGATAAATTAGGATTCCTAGATGGTCTTAAAGGACATCTTAAAGAGAACGTGGCTCAAT